CCAACGACCGCATGCTGGTGGGCACGGTGCTGGAGCCTGCGGTCCTCGAACTGTACTCGATCCTCACGCAAAGGGAAGTGATGCAGCCGAAGACCACCTACGCGCATCCGACGAGGCCCTTCATGGTGTACTCGCCTGACGGCCTCGTGAAGGGCGAGAAGCGCGGCGTGGACGCCAAGGTGACGTTCTGGGATCAGCGGAAAAAGTGGGGATGGGACGCGGATGAAATCCCGATCCGCGTCACCATGCAGTGCTGGTGGTACATGGCGGCTTACGACTGGGACGAGTGGGACGTGGCCGCGCTCCTGGGCGACGGCCTGCCGCGCATCTACACGGTGAAGCGCGATGCCCAGGCCGAGCAGGTGATGCTGACCGTGGCCGAGACATGGTGGCGGAAATACCTGCTGGGCGATGAGGTCCCGCCGATGGGCAACTCGCCGGACGCCAGCCGCTGGCTGCAAGCGGCATATCCCGACCACAAGCGGCCCGATCTGCGCGAGGCCACGCCAGCCGAGATGAGGATGATCGAGGACTACGTTGCGGCGCGCGTGGTGGAGCGCGAACTGACGCAGGGCAAGAAGACCGTCGCCAACCAGTTGAAGCAGGCCATCGGCGACCGCGAGGGCCTCGAATTTCCCGAGGGCAGGTTTACATGGCGGAAGACCAAGGATTCCGAATACATCGACTTCCAGTCGCTGGCCCTCACGCTGATGACGCGCTACGTCAAGGAACCCGAGGAGCGCACGGCGCTCTACGACCTCCACACGCACGTCAAGAAGGGCGCGCGCCGGATCTATTGCAGCCACCCCTCATTGAAGGATGAGCCAGCCGATGCCGAGACGAAAATGGCAACCGCCTAAAAGGAGCGACGCAACCATGCCCGAACAGCAACCGTTGACGCCCGCGCCTGCCCCGCCGCAGGACAACGCGCCTGCCATCGATGACGCGGTGCAGGCCCTCGCGAAGCAGCCGCGCAGCCGCACGGTGAAGCAGCTTCTCGAAAGCGATGAGTTCAAGCTGGCCCTCGCCAAGGTGCTGCCGAGAGCCATGCGGGCCGACCGCTTCGTGCGCGTGGCCCTCACCACCATGATGCGGACGCCGGAACTGGCCGAGTGCTCGCGCGAGTCTCTCTTCCGCTGCATGCTCGATTGCTCGAGCTACGGCCTGGAGCCTGACGGGCGGCGGGCGCACCTGATTCCGTTCCGGCGGAAAAACCTGTGCCAGTGCGGCCATGAGATGGAAACGCATCGCGGCCAGCAATGCTCGAAGTGCGATTGCCAGAACCGCCGCACGCTGGTCGAATGCACGCTCATCATCGATTACAAGGGCCTGGCGGAACTCGTCCGGCGCTCGGGCGATGTCAGCTACATTCATGCCGATGTGGTCTACGAGAAGGACGACTGGAGCTTCGGCTACGGCACCGATGCGCACCTGCGGCACCGGCCCGCGGTTGGCGACCGCGGCGCGAAGCCGCTCTGCTTCTACAGCTACGTGCGGCTGAAGGACGGCAGCGAAGACTTCACCGTGATGAGTAAGGGCGAGGTCGATAAGATCCGCGCCCGCTCGAAATCCGGCGATAGCGGCCCGTGGGTGACCGATTACGACGAGATGGGAAAGAAGACCGCATTTCGCCGGCATTCCAAGTGGCTTCCGCTTTCGCCTGAAGTGAAGTCCGCAATCGAGCGCGACGATGACGACGTGGTGGAAGGAACCACGTCGAGCGCCAGCGCCACCTGGGGCGATCTGCTGGAGACCGGAGAAGCAGCTGGCCAGCCCAAGAGGCTCACTGCCCATGACGTAGTGATGCGGAATGCCCCAGAGGCCTCTGAGGCGCAGCCGGGGCCATCCCAGGAGCCGCAGCCATGAGGCGCTACGTCATCCACATCCTGGGCCTCGCGGCGGGCGGGGAGCATCACGCCATCGGCAAGTACGTCGTAGCCTATGACCCCGACTACCACCACCCGGGCGGCTATGACGGCGGCAGGCTGGATGTGGCCGCAGACCGCGAGAAGGCCACGCGCTATACCGCGCCGGAAGCGATGAGCCTGTGGCAGGCGGGCCCGCTCTGCTCGTGCCACGGCCTGCGGCCTGACGGCAAGCCGAACCGGCCCTTGACGGCCTTCACGGTGGAACTGGAACCCGTAGAAACAGAGGCGGCGCATGACGAAGCTGAAGCCCGAACAGTCGCTAATTCGTGAGACCGCCGCGCAGGAGCGCCTGCGGCCGCTGGTGGTGGAGTTGCACCCGCATTACCTCGCGATCCGCGTGAAGGGCACGCATGAGCGCGTGACGGTGAACTACGGCGCGGTGCTTGACCTGGGCCGGAAGCTGGACGCAAGAGAGCGCATGGCAGCGCGGCAGGCGGAAGCCGCAGCAAGGCGGGCATGAGGCGGCAGTCGCTCAGGGCCGCGCAGCGATGCGAGACGGCGAAGACCAAGGTCTGTAGGTGCCGCTGCGGAGGCCTGCTGCACGGCAAGGACCGCGAGGGCGCGGAAGACCCCGACTTCTACCGGATGCTGCCGCGCGACGATCCGCACCACGCCCTGGCGAAGCGCGTGGCGAAGAAACGGGTGTTGAAGCGGGACCGCGTGGGACCGCTCTTAGCGAATGTGGAGGGCATCGAGGTATGAGTGACAAGCGCATGTACGAGCAGGTGAAGCGGCCCTTCACCGATGACGAGATTCGCAAGCTAGGCGAACTGCTGGCCCGCGAGAGTCAGAACCTGATTGACATTCGGGAGCAGAAGACTGCCACCGTGGCGGGCTTCGCAGCCGCAATCAAGGTCAGCCTGAAGGCCCAGGCCGAACTGGCCCTTAAGATTAACAACCGCTACGAACTGACCGAGGTCGAAGTGATGCCAATGATGGATACGCCACGCCCAGGTAAGGAAGGCCTTCATCCGCGTGGATAACAACGAGGTCATTCGCTATGAAGACATGACGCCCGCCGAGATGCAGGGTTCGTTCGGGTTCGGAATCGATATGAATGAGGACCACAAGTAAGTAACACAACTTCAATCTGGAGGGGTTGCAATGGCAACTTCAAAACATAGTCCAAACGAAACGGGGACGCCGGAAGTCGTCGTCTCCAAGTCCATCAACATTCGGCCCGTTCAATTCCAGCGGGCTACTTTTGAACTCACCGGGATGCCTGACGTGCCGCTCGTAATTCATCGGTTCAGCGCGAAGCTCAAGAATGAAATGAAGCTGAAGATGGAAACCGGGAAGGCAGCGAGCAGTAAAAAAAATCGCGAGCCAAAGGATACTGACAAAGCCTTCCACGAGGCACGCTATCTGAGCCGCGAAGGGTGGGACGGATTTCACGCCGGGGCGCTGCGGAAGGCGCTGATCTCAGCGTGTCGGCTGGTCAACTTCAAGATGGTTCTCGCGAAGCTATCCATCTTCGTTGAAAAGGACGGAGTCGATGCCGACGAACCGCAGATCCCGCTCGTGCGGATTTTCGGTGCGGCGGTAAAGCAGGAAGATATGGCGCGAGTGGAGACGGGCCAGCCGTACGTCACGATCAGGGCCGCATACTCTGACTGGAAGGCGAGGGCGCAGATTCGGTGGGACTCCGACCAGTTCACGCTCAGCGACGTGACGAATCTTCTGGCGCGAGCAGGCCAGCAAGTCGGCATAGGCGAGGGCCGACCCGACAGTAAAAATTCGGCAGGCATGGGGTGGGGCCTGTTTGACATAGCGAGGACCAATGAAAATCCGCACACCGAGAGCAAACGTACCTGACGAACTACGGCGCATCGAGGCCAAGTACGGCTTGCTCCGCGCGGCGGACGTGGTAGAGGAGGCGAGCCTTCCCGGCTCGCCTCTGCATAACTGCTTTGAATGGGACGACGGCGCGGCTGGTTATCAATGGCGATTGCAGCAAGCCCGTCAGCTGATCCGCGTCACGGTGGAAATGCTCCCGTATGACGAGCCGCGTTACGAGGTGCGGGCTTTCGTCAGCCTCACGCCCGACCGCGTTGTGGAGCGCGGCGGGTATCGCGTGATGACGGAGGTTCTCGCCAGCCCGTCAGAGCGCGAACAGCTACTGGCCGACGCGCTGAAAGAACTCAACCGGCTGAAGGTCAAGTATTTCCAACTGTCCGAACTGAGTGCCGTTTTCCGCGCTATCGAGCGGGCGCAGCAAAACTACGGTCAAGCGCCACCACCGCCGTCCGGATCTGGCGGCGATGAAGCGCGGACGTGAGAGGTTCCAGCGAGGATAGGCGAGGAAAGACGCGGCAGGCCATGGGCTGGCGAGGTCGGGCACGGCTTGGCAGGCGAGGCGATGCAGGCGAGGGACGGCGGCAGTTGGTCAGGGACGACTTGGCGCAGCAAGGCAATGCAGGCGATGCAGGCAAGGCGAGGCGAGGCAAGTCATGACCTGAAATGGCAAGGCGGGACGAGGCGCGTCTGGCTCGGAAGGGATGGGCAGGACCGGCCCGATTTGGGTCGGCGTAGACGGGTGAGGCAAGTACTGGCCCGAGGCGAGGCCTGGGCGAGGGCGGCGGGGCAAGGCGAGGCGAGGCCTGTTCGGGCTTGGCAGGCGAGGGTTGGCTGAGGGGGGCGAGGCAAGTCATGACCTGAGGTGGCGAGGAAGACGAGGCAAGGCACGGCACGTCTGGCTCGGAAGAGAGGGCACGGCAAGGGCAGGCGAAGCGCGGCGTGTTGAGGAGGCGGCGAGACGTGGCGCGGCAGGCGAGGCATGGTGAGATACAGCCGGTCGCGGCGGGGCAAAGCGTAGCGTAGCAGGAAAGGAAAACGGAACAATGAATCAACAACAACGACCGACCATCGTGTGTCTCTGCGGCTCGACGCGCTTCTGGCGCGACTACCAGGAAATGGCTGACTTGGAAACCAGGGCGGGCAAGATCGTGCTGTCGGTCGGCTGCTTCGTGCATCCGAACGCGCTGCCATCGATGCCCGCCGCTGGCCTTCAGAGGGAAGTGACTTCAGAGCAGAAGCGCCAGCTTGACGCGCTCCATCTCGAGAAGATCGAGATGGCCGATGAGGTGCTATTCCTCAACCGCGACGGCTACATGGGCGAGAGCACGCTGGCCGAGCTGGCCCACGCGCGGAAACTCAGGAAGCGGATCCGTTTCCTGGAGCCGCCCAAGCCGGAGCACACCGGGAGGTCATGAAAATGACGCAGGCGGAACTGAGACTCGATGAGGCCCGCAAACTGGCGGCGGCTGAAGACCGGAGGACGGCATCAATTGACTGGTGCTACGCGCACCCGTACGAGCCGCCGGTCGTGACGTTAAAAAAATGCCTCGCCGCCCTGAAGGCCTGCATCGGCGACGACCTGAATCTGGCCCTCATTGCAGTGGCGATAGAGCGTGCGCTCGACCGGCTCAAGATAGAGGCGGCGAAATGATCCACGGCGACATGTTGCTCATCGAGGCGCGCGACATGATGACGGCGCGGGACGAGGGCGAGGCGTGCGACCTGCCGCTCTACATCGGCCTCGCGGATCCGCCCTTCACGGCGCTCGATAAGATCGCCGCGCACCTGCGGAAGCAGATCGGCCATAACCTCAACATCGCCCTCGCCGTGGCGGGCCTGGAGCGCGTCGTCAGCCATCTCGTGTCTGCGTCCATCACCTACTCGCAGCCCGAGGATTAGGCGGCGTACACGCATTACCGAAACTATGTTAAACTATGCCTGATGAGAAAAACCACCAAGCAAGCAGCCAGAAGCCAGGAGCGGCCTGGACTGCCCAAGCACAACCCATCGGGCCTGCCCTACGGCACGGGCTCGTTTCAACTGCGCGGCCGATCCTACTGGATCATGTACCGCGACGCCGAGGGCCGCACGGTCCAGGAGAATGCGAAGACCGGGGACGCAGGCATCGCGCGGCTGATGGTGGCCGAACGCGCCCTGGTCACGGCGCGGGCCAAGGTGGCCGCGCTGGAGGCCATCTTTAATGAAGCCGGACAAGCCGGTTACGCGCCGACCACGGAAGGCTGGCAGCGAACCTCCGGTCCAGGGCGTCAACCGGATGACGACGGAGGTCAACGAGGAACGCGCAGCCGATCTGTTCCAAAGGATTCTAAGGTCCGTCCGCAGCGCAAGGGCCAGAAGGGAGCGCGAAGCTGATGGCGGGCAGCGCAGCGACACTGAGACTCGCGGCAGCTAAGTATGCCGCTCTTTATATTCGCGTCTCGACCACTGACCAGGGCGAACGCTACAGCCCCGCTATCCAGAAGGCCAAGGGACTGGAGAAGGCCCGCAACGACGGCTATCAGGTCAGGCCCGAGCACATCTTCATCGACATGCACACCGGCAAAGAGACGGCGCGTCCCGCCTTTGAGAAGCTGCGTGCGCTGGTGAAGAGCGGGGCGGTTCAGGGCGTCATCGTACTCAGCGTATGCCGCTTGGCCCGCAAGGCGATGGATGCGGCCATCATCAAGGCCGAGTTCAAGCGCCACGGCGCGGACATCGACTTCGTGGAGATGAGCAATGACGACTCGCCCGAGGGCCGCTTCATGTTCACTGCGATGGCTGGCATGGCCGAGTACATGGGCGAGAAGATCGTGCAGAAGGGCCGCGAGGGCCACGATGACATGCGGAAGCAGGGCCGCATTCCAGGGCGCGTGCCGATGTTCGGCCATGACCGCCACCCGGCCGAGAAGGGCAAGCGCGTCATCAACAAGGCCGAGCAGGCCGTGCTGCTCAAGATGTTTCAGATGGCGGATAGCATGACCTCTACTTACGCCATCGCGGCGTGGCTGAACGCCGAGGGCATTCGCGGCAAGGGCCGCAACGGCCTGGAGCCCGCCGAGTGGAGCAACAGGACGGCGCAGCAGGCGCTGACCAACCGCGCAGCCATCGGCGAGCATTATGACGGCGGCGTGCTGATCGAGGTGCCGCGCCTCATTCCCGACGACCTCTTCTATCGCGTCCAGGCCAAGCTGGAGCAGACCCGATTGCAGCGCGTCGGCCGCAAGCCGACCGAATCCCTGCTGGTCAATTACCTCTTCTGCGAATGCAGTCCTGAAACCTCGCGCATGACCATCAAGCGCAACGGCACCAACGGCAAGTACCGCAGCTACGGCTGCAATGCGAAGACCAACAAGCCGCCGATCCGGCATCTCTGCACCGCGCCGGTCAAGCAGTACAAGGCCGATCCGGTGGAGCGATGCGCCTGGGGCCTCATCTGGCCGATGCTGAAGCAGCCAGCCGTCCTTCTCTCGCAAGCCGAGGCATGGCTGCGGGCGCAGCCGAAGCCCAAGTCTTCCACCTCGATGGCCGCGCTTGAGCGGGAACTGGCCACGGCCAAGCGGGCCTATCAGAACATCATCAAGCGGTGCGACCAGGGCCACGGCTCATTTGAGGAAGAGAAGCCGAAGCTCGACGGCCTCAAGCGCCGGATCGCCCAGATCGAGGCCGAGGTCCGCGCCATCGCGCCCGTGCTCGAACTGCCAGCCGAGGCGCGGTTGAAGGCGGCGCTGAACGAGATCACGCCGGAAGATGAGCCGACCACATTCACAGAACGCCGCGATATACTTGAGGGCCTTGAGGACCTGCATATCGTGAATCGCGGCGGCTTCCTGACCATTACCGGCAAGGTCCCGGTGGGCCTGCCTTCCGCGAGAGTTACTAATTGTGATAGCAGCCAAGGCCGCGATCCCAATTACAGACTCTCCATTCCGTTCATTCTAGAAGGGCGGGTCGCATGAGCGGCCCTGCTTAAACCTTGAACTAACCCGACCGGCTTGCCCTCGCGGGCAGGCCGGTTTCGTTTTGATGGAGGGAAAAACGATGACGTGCAAAAAGTGCAACCGGCTGATGCCCGACAACATGATGGCCTGCCCCGCCTGCACAGATCGAGCCAACCGGGCCGCGCTGCGGACCTATCAGCTTCATCCCTTGCGGAAGGTGGCCGAGGGCGGGGCCCGCCTCGTGACGCGCCATATGCGAGGCGGGCGCCACATCCAGATGTTCGCCTGGAATAAGGACGCCGAGCAGTATACCTTCTGCGGCGAGGCGGTCGATCCCGCCCACCGGCGCGGCTCACTGACTCTGGACGAGCTGGTGGACGCCGCGGAGCGCGGCACGGTGTGCGAGAAGTGTCATCTTCAAGTGGGCGACCTGATGGTGGAGGCGCTGCCGTGTTCCGCCTAGAGATGCGGATGCAGCAGTAAAGCGACGGCGTCCAATATTAC